ATTCTTGCCCGCCGTTCTGAGCTGAGTGTTAAACCCGAAAAGCAGCCCAAGCAGAAACCGAGCGTTGGCGACCAGGCCCCTGAACAGGATGAGGCTGGCGGCGAATACCTCGACTGCCTGCCCACCACCGAAGACCCCCTCGCATGGCTTTTGGCTCTGATGAATGAGCCCAGGGCAAAAATTTTCGACCGCCGAAACGCGGCTCAGACCGCTGTGCCCTACGTGCATGGCAAGAAGGGCGAGGCCGGCAAGAAAGAAATCAAGGCAGACGCCGCGAAAGAAGCCGGGAAAGGCAAATACGCTGCGGGTAAGCCGCCGCTCACTGTAGTGAAGAGGTAGCCCAATGCAATGGACAACTGCCTGCCCAGACTGGTGGCGGCGCCTCTCTGCCGGCGAATCAATCATTCCTCCACCACTTTTCCCGGCTGAGGCCGAAGAAGGGCTTGAGGTTTTTAGGTCGCTGAAGATCGTCGACGCACCAGGTTGCCCGACAATCGAGTCTGCGTGCGCGCCCTGGGTGATCGACTTTGCCGGGGCGATTTTTGGAAGCTACAACAGCGATACAGGCCATCGCCTGATCAGCGAGTATTTCCTCTGCATCCCGAAGAAGAATTCAAAGTCCACGATCGCCGCGGCCATCATGCTGACGGCGCTGATCCGCAATTGGCGGCTAGAAGCTGAGTTCATCATCCTGGCGCCCACGAAGGAAATTGCCGACAACGCCTTCAAGCCTTGCGCGGCAATGGTTAAGCACGACGAAGAGCTGAGCGCACTGCTCCATGTGCAGCCGCACCTGAAACTCATCACACACCGCGAGACAGGCGCCACGCTGAAAGTAGTGGCAGCGGACAGCGATGTGGTCGGCGGTAAAAAGGCCGTGGGCGTGCTGATCGACGAGGCCTGGCTGTTCGGGAAGAACGTCAAGGCCCCGGATATGATCCGCGAGGCCACTGGCGGCCTTTTGTCCAGGCCTGAGGGTTTCATTATTTGGCTGACGACTCAGTCAAATGAGCCACCAGCCGGCATATTCCGGTCGAAGCTGAGCTACGCCCGCGGCGTGCGCGAAGGCCGGATTGAGGATCCGCGATTCCTCCCGGTGATTTACGAATTTCCGCCCGCCATGATCGAGAGCGGAGAGGCTCGGCGGCCTGAGAATTTCCATCTGGTAAACCCCAATATGGGGTACTCGGTGGACAGGCCCACCCTAGAGCGCCTGTTTATGCAGGCCGAGATGGATGGCGAGGCGGAGGTGCGAGGTTTCCTCGCCAAATTCCTCAACATCGAGATCGGCCTGGCCCTGATGTCGGACAGTTGGGTCGGTGCGGACTTCTGGGAGCCCCAGGCGGAAGCGGGGCTGACCCTCGACTCACTGATTGAGCGGTGTGAGGTGATCGTCGTCGGTGTCGACGGCGGCGGGCTTGATGACCTGCTCGGGCTTGCGGTGATGGGCCGAGTTCGCGACTCGCGAACGTGGCTGCATTGGGCCCATGCCTATGCTCATCCCTCCGTTTTGCAGCGCCGAAAATCTGAGGCGCCTCGCCTCATGGACTTGGCGGCGGTCGGTGACCTCACTTTGGTGAAAAGGATCGGCGATGACGTTGAGCACCTCGCGGCAACGGTGGCGCGCATCAACCAGGCCGGTTTACTCGACAAAGTAGGCCTTGACCCCGCCGGGATCGGCGCCGTGCTCGATGCCCTGGCAGATGCAGGTGTCGAGGAAGAGAAGATTATCGGCATTTCCCAAGGCTGGAAGCTGACCGGCGCCATCAAAACCACCGAGCGGAAGCTCGCGGAGGGTGCATTTTTGCACTGCGGCCAGCCTCTGATGGCGTGGGCCTGCGGTAACGCGAAGGGTGTGCCCTCGGCAAACGCGTTCCTCATCACCAAGCAGGCGTCAGGAACCGCGAAAATTGACCCACTCATGGCCACGTTCAACGCCGTTTCGTTGCTGTCTCTGAACCCAGAGGCACTCGGAGGCATGGACGACTACCTCAATAACGGCTTTTTCGGACTAGTAGGCTGACCATGGCATTTCGCTGGTACAACCCAAGCACTTGGAGCTTCTTCGGCTACACCGACCCTACGACGGGCGATTACGTCGAAGTCGACATGGAAGTCGGAGGAAAAACAACGAAGGCCGGCGTCAAGGTGACGACCAAGACCGCGCTTTCGATCAGCATGGTCTGGTCGTGCGTGAAAATCCTATCTGAATCGTTGAGCGGTCTACCGCTGAAGCTTTACGAAGACGGCAAGGAGGGTCGCAAGCTAGTAGGCGGGAGCGATCGGGCGCTCAAGTTGCTCAGAAAACCGAACCCTTACATGACGATGCTGAACTTTCTCAAGTTCGTGGTCGTGAATATAGCGATCCGTGGCAACGCGTTTTCGCTGATCGAGCGCAATCGAAACGGCGACCCCATCGGTTTCGTGCCACTCAAATTCGACACGGTGACGATCGATACCGAAGACGAACTGATGTATTGGGTGACGCCCAAGGACAGCCAGCGCTTTCCCGTATCGCCCGAGAATATGCTCCATTTCAAGCTTTTCAGCCTGGACGGCATCGTTGGCCTTTCGCCCATAGAGTACCAGGCGGAAACGATGGGGCTCGCCAAGGCCGGCCAGCAGTGGTCTTCGAGGTTCATGCGCAAAGGCGGCTTCACCGGTGGGTATGTGATCTATGAAAACTTCCTGAACAAACAGCAGGAAGCCCAGATCATGGCGAAGTTTCCGGACGTCCGTAAGGGCGATGCCGACGACATTGGCAAGATGGCCATCCTGCAGGGCAACCCAAAGATCGTTCCCGCCGGCCTCAGTCAGAAAGACGCCCAGTTCATCGAATCCCAGCAGTTCCAGGAAGAGGCCCTCGCCGGCATCTACGGTGTCCCGCTATGGCTGGCCAACCGCGCCGGCAAGACCTCGATCATGGGTTCCAACTTGGAGCAGCAGCTCATCGGCTTCATCACATTTGGATTGAAGCCCTACATCGACGTAGTCGAAGACGAGCTGAACGACAAGGTTTATCGAAAGGACTCCCGTTTCGTTGAGTTCACGGTTGAGGGGCTGCAGCGCGCAGATAGTGCAGGGCGGGCCACGCTGTTCGCCGCCGCCCTTGGCGGATCTGGTGGATCTGGCTGGATGAGCGTCAACGAAGTCCGCCGCAAAGAAAACCTGCCACCACTTGATGGCCCTGAATATGACCGGGTTACCCGGTGGGAGATGCAGACCAATGTCAAAGCTTGAAGTCCCTTTTGAACTCAAGTCGGTCGATGACGCCGGTAACTTCGAAGGTTATGCCGCCGTTTTCAACAATGTTGACCTGGGCGATGACGTGATCTTGCCGGGCGCGTTCACCAAAGTGAAGACCACACGCGGCGGCAAGTTGAAGCTGGCGCTTTATCACGATCTGACCCGCTTGGTTGGCTCAGCTGATTACACTCAGGATGACCACGGCCTGCTGCTGAAGGGCAAAGTCAATCTCGCTGTCAGTTACGCGCGAGACGCTTACGAGCTGATGAAGTCGGACATCCTCGACAGCATGTCCATCGGCTTCAATACCATCAAAGCCGACTTTGAAGACCGCGCCGGTCGGCGAGTCAGGCTGATCAAGGAGGCTGAATTGTGGGAAGCCTCCTTTGTGCCGTTTGGCATGAACCCAGCGGCACAAGTCCTCACCGTCAAATCTGACATTCGACTTTTCGAGAACGCCCTTCGCGAACGAATGGGGCTTTCTCAGAAGGAAGCGGCAGCAGTCGCTTCGCTCGGCTACCCCGCGCTCCGCCGTGACGGCGGCAGCGAGGCCACGGCGATCGTGGAAGAGCTGAAAGACATTTCCACCCTATTTGCCAACCATTTCGGAGTATCGCCATGAGCGAAGTGAAAGAACTGAAGGAATCCCTGGATCAGCAGCTGAAAAGCGGATTCGAGGGGCTGCAAAAGAAATACGATGCCGCCATGGACGAGGTCCAGAAAGGCAACAAGGTCACCGGCGACCTGAAGAAGCAGATCGAGGACCAAAAGGGCGAACTGCAAAAGGTCATCGATCAGGTTCAAGACCTGGAGCAGAAAGGCGTCAAACTGCGTGGCGGCCCGGGCGAAGGCAAGTCCTTCATCGACATGATCAAGGGCGACGACGCTTACAAGGCGCTCAGCCAGAAATCGGCCAACCGCGCCGAGATCGAAGTAACCAAATCCGATCTCGCGAGCATGAAGGAAGTGAAGGTCACCAGCGCTGGCATCGTCGCGCCGATTTACGACCCGGTAATTCAGCCAGGCATCCGCCAAGAGCTGCGTATCCGTGATTTGCTGACCGCGATTCCGGTTACCGGCCAGAACTACACCTACTTCCGCGAACTGCTGCACACCCGCGGTGCGGCTCCAGTGGCAGAAGGCGGTACCAAGCCCACCAGTGACGTGACCTTCGAGGCAGCCACCGATCGTGTGAAAAAGATCGCGGTCTGGATGCCGGTCACCGAAGAAGCGCTGGACGATGTCCCGCAAATGCAGGGCTACATTCAGGAACTGCTTCGCTACGACCTGAAACTGGAAGAAGAAAATCAAATCCTGAAGGGCGACGGCACCGGCGAAAACCTAAACGGTTTGATGACCCAAGCCACCACCTACAGTGCGGCACTGACGAAGGCCGGCGACACCTCGATCGATATTGTCCGCCGCGGTATCTACCAGGTGCGCAAGCAGTCCAAGTTGTCGGCCGATGGCGTCGTGATGAGCGAGCTCGACTGGATGAACATCGAGCTGCAGAAAGACGGTGAAAATCGCTATCTGTTCGCCAACCTGCAAGGCTTGGTGACCCCAGTCCTTTGGGGCCGTCCGGTCATCACCTCTGACAGCATGGATGAAGGTGATGTCGACACCGGCGGTGAGTTCCTGATCGCGAACTTTGCCCGCGCAGCCATCCTGTTCGATCGTATGACCTACCTGTTCAAGATGGGTTTGATCAACGACATGTTCATCAAAAACCAAATCGCGCTTCTTGCTGAAGAGCGCCTGGGTCTGGGTGTTCGTCGGCGCGAGGCGTTGGTAAAAGGCACGTTCCCGGCTGCTGCCTAATTTCCATCCCTGATCGAGGCCGGCGATGAGCCGGCCTTTTCGTTTCTGGAGGCAACATGAAAATCAAAGCTCTGTGGGGCTTCGTCGGTAATGCCGCATTGCTCGGTGCCGGCGTTGAATCCCCCAAGGTGACGCGCGGGCAAGTGTTCGAAGATGCCGACGACGAATATGCCCATACCCTCCTGGGTAAGCAGTTGGTCGTTGAACTCGGCGCCGATGGTAAGCCAAAGGTCAGTAAGCCGAAGGATTCGAAACCGGCCGCTCCGAAAGAGAACAAGTGATGATCGATCTATCTCTGGTGAAAACGCACCTGCGCGTCGATCACGACGACGAAGACGCCTTGATCCAGGGGTATCTCGACGCCGCCCAGGTTCATGTCGAGCAGCACTGCGACCGTGTGATTGTGGAAACACCGGTATTGCCCGAAGAGATGGGCCTTACCAAGGACGTTCAACAAGCGATCCTGCTGTTGGTCGGGCACTGGTATACGAACCGTGAGGCGGTCGCGAGCGGACTCACGGAAGTGCCCCTCGCGGTGGGCCGGCTGCTCTGGTACAGGAAGCGATTTTGATGAAAGCGGGCGATTTGCGGCACCGGGTCACGTTCGAGCAGAAGATCACGACTTACGATCCGGTTTCCAATGAACCGCTGGTGACGTGGGTAGAATTTGCCACGGTATGGGCGGCGATCAAGGATCTGAGCGTGCGCGAGTTCATCTCCCGCAATCCACACAGTCGGAAGTCACTTGCAGGATCGTGACGCGCTACCGTGAAGGGTTCGACGCCTCAATGCGCGCCCGCCATGAAGACAGGATCTACAACTTGCACGGCGTTCTGCGCGATCCGGTGTCCGGCAAGGAGTATCTGACCTTTCCGGCGAGCGAGGGCGTGAACGATGGCTGATTGGGTCAAATACAAGCTCACCGGCGCCGATGAACTTTCGGCGAAGTTTCGCGGCCTGGCCGAGGAAATGCGCCGCAAGGTGGTGCTGCCGGCGGCCAAAGATGCCATGGACATCGTTCTACTCGACGCCAAGGACCGAGCAGCGCGGATAGACGATCCTGAAACCGCCAATTTCATCCCGGCCAACCTGGCCATGATCGAGCGTAAGGCACTCGGTGAGGAACTCGGCGCCGTGGTCATTTCCGTGGGCGTACGCATGCGCAAGCGCGGGCAGAAGGGCGGTAACACGTTTTACTGGTGGTGGGTGGAGTTGGGTACCGAAAAGAATCGGGCAAAACCGTTTCTCAGGCCCGCGTTAGCCAACAACCGTGAGGCTTTGTTCAGGGAGTTTTTGAGCTCGGCTAAGTATCAGCTGATTAAGTTGGGGGTGGATGGATGATCGCGCCCATTTTTGCGGTGTGCGCCGCCAGTCCAGCGGTTACCGCGTTGCTTGGAGTCGGGCCGACTCGCCTGTATCCGCACGGTGAAGC